AAGTCTATGACTTCTAGTATTGACGATGAAAGTATGCCTTTCTAAGACTGTTATAATTTTAGTATATTTGCAAAATGAATAAAGTATTTATAGCTGACAATGTACCTTCCTCAAAGAATGGTAAGAGATGGACAGGTAAGTATCTGATTCACTCTAAGACAGTTATGAATTATATTAAGAATACTAAAAGCGACTGGGTGAGTAATAGAACTCTATTTGAAAGCCTTATAAAAAATAAGCAAGCTCCCTATGAAATTAAGTTTACGTTCATAAGGAATAGTAGAAGAAAGTTCGATTACATCAACCCATGTCAAACAGTTCAAGATTTAATGGTAAAATATGATTATATTCAAGATGACAATTGTGATTGTATTATTCCTAGTTTTGGGAAGTACAGCTACGACAAAGAAAAAGCAGGAGTAATAATTGAAGTATTATGATAAATAAAAACAGTTTAAATTATTTTATTGCAGATTACTGCACTAAAGCTAACACCACAATAGAGGAGTTAAAGTCTAAAACCAGAAAAAGAGATGTAGTAGATAAGCGTATGATAATTGCTTATGTGTTACGTAAAAAAGTAGGTCTAACTTTAATTCATACAGGTAATTGTTTAAATAAAGATCACGCAACGGTAATACATTATATAAAATCTACAGAAAGATTCTTAGATGTTTATCCACACATCAAAAGATTATACAATGCAGCTGTAGATTCATATGAAGAATTTAAAGATCGCTTAGACATTTCACACGACATGCCTCTAACTAAGAGTGAAAAAGAAACAAAACTAGTAGATATATTGCTAGAAAAAAATGAAAAATTAAAAACAAAAATAACTAAACTAGAAAAAGAATTACATGACAACAAAAGCAATTAAACCTAAAAAGGTAAAAATCAACATTATGGGTGAGAAATTCAAAGTTGAATCTAAAGTGAATGATGCATTAAAAGCACTATCAGAAGCATTACATGCTCATGAGGTAGCTTTACTAACATGGGTGCATAAAGATTATAACGGTACTGAGAAGACAGACATAAAAGGATTCAGAGAAAGTCTATTTGATTACTGTCTTAAGGTTCCAGAAGCTGGTATGATTTTGACTAGAATGAAGGAGATGGATGAGCAGTACGAAAAAGAACAAGCAGAAAAAGAGAATAGTACAGATAAAAAAGGGGAAGAAACGGGAGCAAAAGAATAGTAACTACTTTTGTAGAACTTTCTCTTTTTTGTTTTGTTTGCATTGGGGCTCTCTTAATCGGGGGCCCTCATGCTTAATACATAAACAATGAAATTAATAGAAGATAATCAACTAACACACGACTGCTACTACCAGGATACTGAATATGTATCCAACAGTATGCTTAGTAACCTCACTGGTAAATCACCAGAATACTTTAGGTTTGCAATGGATAATCCACAGCCTTCAACACCAGCAATGAAATTCGGATCAGCATTGCATATGAATGTACTGCAGCCAGAAGAGTTTAATGAAAGGTATGCAGTATCACCTAAGTTTGATAAAAGAACTAAACAAGGGAAAATAGATTCAGCAGAATTTGTTAAAGCAAATATGTTTAAGACTGTAATTACAGAACAAGAATATCATCTTGTAGAACAAATGACTGATAAGCTAATGAGAGATTCTGATGCTAAGGCTTTATTGACTAACGGAGATAAGGAGCAGATAATAGCTTGGGAAAATGAAGAGTATGGAGTTAAATGTAGAGGCATGTTAGATGTGTTTAATAGAGATGCTAATATAATAGTAGATCTTAAGACAACACAAGATAGCTCATACAATGGATTTGCAAGCTCTGTAAGGAAGTTTAAGTACTATAAGCAAGCAGCATTCTATATGGACGCTGTAAGAGCAGACGAGTTCTATATAGTAGCTATAGAAAAGAGTCCACCATTCAGTATAAATATTATACAACTTGGTGATGACTTATTAGATAAAGGTAGAGAACTTTATAACAGAGACTTAGAAGTATATAAGTACTGTATAGAGAACGACTACTGGCCAGGAGAAGGGTTTGACTATCTAGACAAGAAGTCAGAAAGGAGTATACATATAATGAGTGAAGATATATTATGAAAAATTCAGTGGTATTTGAAGGAGGTATTGATAAAGTTAGTACATTAGCAGACGGGAGCCTACGTATTTACGTGGGTACTCCTGAGCTTCCTAGTGAAACAATGGTTAATGTATTTAGCCTAATCAAGAAGCCTGGTTACGTATTAATATCAACAAACACTATCAATCAAGATCAGATAGATGCAGTTGAAAAAGCAACATCTAACGCAGAGTTTAGCGAAAAGACACCTAGTCAAAGAATGAGAGGGGTTATGTATAAGCTCTGGGAAAAAACACAACCTAAAACCTTAAACGGTGATACAGGTGAAATGGAGTATGTAGAATTTGATTTATTCTATAAAAGACAGATGAATAAAATAATTGATCACTTTAAAACAAAACTAGACTAATGCCAGTAAAAGAGAAAACATATTGTCCAGATACTGTTGGTAGCTTTAGAATGATGTTTGGCTTTAAACAGCCAACAAGTTATTATAAGAATAAATGGAAATCAATAGCTAAGGTAAGAGTTACCGAAGCATCACTTAGACAGAAAAGTAGATATGACGAAGCTCTCACATAATTCTTTGTACTACGAAGAAGGAAGAAATGGATCTACAATTATTAAAGATGTAGACAATAGAATACCTAGTTATTATATAGGTAGATATCATGGCTATGAGGCTAGAAAAGTAGTAGAGGATTTTGAACTTTCCTATAATTGTGCAACCGCCGTCACATATCTGTTGCGTTCAAATAGGAAGCACGATACGCCTGTTGCTTGTATTACTAAGGCAATAGCTCATCTAGAATTTGAATTAGAAAAATTAAAACTTAACATCAAGAATAATCTTTGAAAAAAGATTAAGAATCATGATAAAAAAAGTAATTAGAAAGAGTTTTAAGATCAGGCCTTCGGGTAGATCTACAGATTTTATATCTCCTAGTTTTGGTTATGGTTGCTTGTATAACTGCTCGTACTGTTATATGAAGCGCCATCAACCTACTGGGTTATCTGTTGCTATTAATACAGAAGATATTCTAACTGAAATAAATAGCCATGCTGCTTTCGCTGTTGTAGACAAGCCTAATCAAACACATGAAAAATATACTACTTACGATATAAGTTGTAACGAAGATTTTGCATTACACGCTAAACATCACGAGTGGGAAAAAATATTTACATTTTTCAAAGATCATCCAGATATTATGGGAAGTTTTGCCACAAAGTATGTAAACAATAAATTACTATCATTTAACCCTGAAGGCAAAATACGTATTAGATTTAGTTTAATGCCTCAAGTTAAGTCTGATATACATGAGCCAAATACATCTAAAATTATAGATAGAATAAAAGCTATAGATAGATTTATAGATGCTGGATATGATGTACATGTTAACTTTTCACCTATCATAGTTTATGATGGATGGCTAGAAGATTATATTAAATTATTTGAATTACTAAATAGCCATGTCATTAACAAAGAAGTAGTTTTGTCAGAATGTATATTCTTAACTCATAACTTTAAGAAACATATAGTAAATCTAGAGAGTGATCCTGCAACAGAAATTGATTTGTGGGTGCCTAGTATACAAGAGTCTAAAGTATCTCAATATGGTGGAGAAAACGTTAGATATAATTATAAATTAAAACGTGATTATATAAAACAATTTGTAGATTTACACAATAGCTTTATACCTTGGAATACAATAAGATATATATTTTAAAATAGATACTCAGGAAATAATTAATAAATAAAGGGTAAGACCTAAAAGCTTTTAATTTTTCAGACTTGAGTAATAGTAAAGGGGTGGTTTTCAGATGCCACCCTGATACGACAAAGAAAGTGTCTTGTTTATTCAGCACTTTAAAAGACAAAGAGTAAAGTCCCTCTCACTAATAAGGGCTAAGAGAAATGACTTTATATAAATGCGAGTGTGGAAAGACTAAAGAAATTTCAAAAGCTACCCTAGTTTACATAAATAAAGAATGGGAGACAAAAGAGGCTTTGTGCAAATCTTGTGGTAAATATATGCAATCAAAACCACTTGAAGGAATACCAAGTCTTAAGAGAACTGAGGAAACACTAAGAAGATCTAAATAGTAACATTATAGTTTAATATACCTTGTAGTCCATTTTGCCTATTATATATGAAGGCTTGAGCTTTCTTTATGTTACCTATAAAACCTTTACTATCGTGCCAATAATCAGTAGCAGACATAGAAGATAGGTTTCTAACAGTTATACCATTAAGCTCTTCTATTGCTTGAAACTTTGTAGCTTTATTGGTATGATAGTGGCCTCTATGTACTTCTACATATACAGTATTGCTCCATAAGTTTTTAAATCTTTGAGCTATAATTCCTGGAAGATCAGCAATTTTAGGTCCGTCTCCATGATCAGATATAATAAGATTATTACCATAAGGTATTGCTTTCATTAAACAATCACTATTATCAACATTTACATTTTCATTGTTTTCATAATAAAGCTCTAATGTATCTCCTAAATGCATAACTGATTCCCTATCATGATTACCTGGAATTACCATTACATGAACAGGTGCTATTTCAGAAAGAATATTAACAGCTTTAATCATTAACTTTCTAGCACATCTATACATGTCTATATGGTAGTCTGAATTAAATTGAGGAGTACCTCTTGTAGTAGCTGGTATAGGCCAGTCTTTATCTGAATTTAATAAATCATGCCCTACAATAAAAAGTATCTTATCTATATAATATCCTTGAGATCTATATAGTAAGTGTTCTATGGCGCTTATAAGACGCTTCTCAGCTATTTTCATACTATATTTATCTCCTTTAATACCAATCTTACCTAAATGTAAATCAAATGCTGATATTTCTAATAGATGTAAATCTTTTCTATCATCTGGTCTTACTCTTTCAATTTTATCAACTTTTAAGGATAGATGTTTTAAGTCTTCCATTAGTTGATCTTTAATCATTGTAAGATTAACCTCTGGCTTAAGTCTTTTAAGAAAGGCTTTGGTTCTAAACATTGTAATTGTTATAGGCTTTCTGTCGTTATCAAATCCAGTTACTTCATATGTACCTATGTCATATTTTTCTACTTCCCAATCTTCTAAATCTACTTTACAAGCTTTTAATAGATCGTCAAGAGATTTTACTCTTGTGCAGTTTTCTGCAGTTAATACAGCACTTTCTTTTGCTTCTTGAAAGTTAACTATTTCTTTTTCTGCTGGTTCTACATCGGGATTTTTCTTTCTAAGGTTTCGGGCAACAGTTCTTATTTGCTCGTAATTGGTGCCAAATTTCTTGGCTGTGTCTGCATATTTACTGCGAATTAAGTGTGGATTTTTTAAAAGGTACTCTCTAATTATATCATTTAATGACATTGTTATTTGTTTAGTTATCGTCAACACCAAAGCCGTGCTGACTTATGAGTGTTAAATTTAACGGAACTAGTTTTTGTTTTGAATTCTTTCCAAGTAACTTACGAACAGCCTTATCAACAATCTTTTTATTAGTAAATATAGATCCTTTATTAAATCCTTTTACTATATGATTATTTAAAATAACCATTTTATTTTTAGAATTTTTAAATTTCCAGCTTGATAGCCATATAGGAACAAAGTATCTTTTAGTGGGTTTATCCACTAGTCTTAGCATATGTGATATCTGGTCCTGCAATTGAAACAACACCATAAAAATATATATCCTTGCTTACATTTTGAAATGTATTTGATAATGCGTCTTTTAAGCTTATAGTAGCTAAATGAGGAAATTGTGCACCAAATAATCTAACCATATTAACACCTGTAAATGCAATAACAAATCCTCCAGAAACTGTAAAGCTTCCGTTTGATTGATCTCCAGCGCTCCAATATATACTAATTGTATTGTTAATACTCGTATCTCCACTAGAATGATAATTATGAATAACTATATCTTGCAAGGAATCCCCTTTAGTTAATTTAAATAATTCTGTAACTGTATTTATACTGCTAAGACTAGTATAGTTTATTTTAAAATTCTTTTG